GACTTCGGTTGCAGATCGACGGTGAAGCAGAGGGGGCCAAATCGAACAAGACCCTGTCTGATCAGCGACGGACTCGTTTGTTGAGAGTGGTGGGGGAAGTTGACCAAGAAGAAACGACAACAGAGTAGCTTCATCTCGCTCGGTTGGGACGCGATTGACTGGATTGAGACTTATCTAGTTCACGGCCCAGGCGACGTGCAGGGTGAAGCCATCACTTTAGACGACGAACAAGCGGCTTTCGTATTGAAGGCCTATGAATTGGACAAACATGGGCGGCGAGTTACACGGCGAGCTTTCTTTTCTCGACCAAAAGGTCGTGCGAAGTCGGAGCTTGCTGGAATGCTCGTTTGCTTTGAGGCTCTCGGCCCTGCTCGCTTTGACCGTTGGGACGCCTTCGGCAATCCAATCGGACGCCCAGTTCAGTACCCGTTCATCAGATGTCTAGCAACTGAAGAGTCACAGTCGGGCAACACATACGACAACGTGCGCTACATGCTCGAGCACATCAAAACGAACTTTGGCACTGAGTATCCAGGCATTGACGTTGGGCTCACACGCACTTTTTTAAAGGGTGGCGGCGAAATCGTCCCATCAACAGCAGCATCAGCATCAAAAGACGGTGGAAAAGAATCTTTTGCTGTTGCTGACGAAACGCACCTCTACTCGAGCCCCGAGCTCAAGCGAATGCACGAAACCGTAAGGCGAAATCTCGCCAAGCGAAAGGCTGCAGACCCTTGGATGCTGGAGACTTCGACAATGTACTCGGTAGGCGAGGAATCAATCGCCGAACAGACGCACCGCTTATGGATTTCGATACAAGAAGGCCGCACAAAAAATCCAGGCCTGCTATTCGATCACAAGCAAGCGCCCGAGGTCCCCGACCTGCAGGACAGTGAGCAGCTTAAAAAAGCACTTGCTGTCGTGTATGGACCCGCATTTAAATGGCTAGACATTCCACGTCTAATGGCCGAAATACAAGACCCGATGACAAAAGCATCGGACGCAAGACGCTACTTTTTGAATCAGCCGTCCACAGACACCGACCGCTATATGAGCATCACAGCTTGGAACGCAGCGGCAGAGCCTGAGGAACTGGCAGAAGGCACCGAGGTCGTTCTTGGGTACGACGGTTCTCGCAAAGACGACGCCACAGTGCTCGTTGCTTGCAGAATTGAAGACGGCAAGATTTTTCAACTCGAGTGTTGGGAAAGACCACCTGGCCCTGCGGGCTACGGTTGGGAAGTTCCAAGAGTTGAAGTTGATGAAGCTGTTCGAATCGCATTTGCAAAGTACAAAGTCCACAAGATCTGGGCCGACCCTTCAGGTTGGCAGTCTTATTTGGACGCTTGGAACTCGACTTTTGCTGACAAAGTAGTTGCAGTTTATCCTTCCAGCCAGCGAAAGTTGATGGCACAAGGTCTTGACCGCTTTCTTGAGGACATTCTCGAAGGCAGACTCAAGCACAACGGCGCAGCAGAACTTACAAGGCACGTGACAAACGCGGTACCAACTCGGTATGGCCAAGTCATGAAGCCTTCTCAGAGCCACAAGATCGACGGCTTAATCGCCGCAGTTCTCGCTTACCTAGGCCGCACCGAAGCTCTTGTCAATCCTGAGCCCGTTGCACCCAAAGTCACTTACCACACTATTCAAGTCTAGGAGAAACATGAAGCGTTTTGATTTTAGCGTTTTGGTCGAGATCACTGGCGTCGCGTTAGTGACTGTCGGACTTGCGTTGTTCTCTCCACCGATTGCATTAATCGCTCTCGGTTCATTCCTCGTTTGGGCTACAGAAAAGGCTGATTAATGACCGCTGGCATTTACAACACCACTATCGACCAAGGCTCAGTGTGGTCTGTCGTGTTGGTGTATACCGACTCAAACAACGCCCCTGTCAACTTGACTGGCTACACAGCCGCTATGCAACTGCGACAGAACTACAATTCTGACGTTGCAGATCTGACTTTGACTACCGCGAACGGTGGCATCACAATCGTCGGTGCTACAGGCACCATCACAATCAGCGCCACAGCGACTCAAACAGGACTTCTTGACCCAGGCTTTTACGTCTATGACTTAGAATTGACATCGGGTTCCAACATCTCTCGCCTAATCCAAGGCCAGTTGACCGTAGCAGAGCAGGTGACACGATAATGGCCAATAAAGTCACAATCAACGAGACCAACAATACAGTTGAGATCTCAGCTCCAGGCCCACAAGGTTCACAAGGACCAACAGGCCCCACAGGTGCAACGGGTCCAGCTGGTGCTACAGGAGCCACAGGCCCAGTCGGTGCAACAGGTGCCACGGGTCCAACAGGCGCTACAGGCAACACAGGCCCAACAGGTGCAACTGGTTCAACAGGCCCAGTCGGTGCAACAGGCCCAACAGGCGACACTGGACCAACAGGTCCAACAGGAGCCACAGGCCCACAAGGCATTCAAGGCGACACAGGCGCGACAGGCCCAACTGGTCCAGTTGGCGCTACGGGTCCCACAGGTTTAACAGGCGCAACTGGAGCCACAGGCCCAACAGGCGCGACAGGAGCGACTGGCCCGCAAGGCATTCAAGGCGTGCAAGGCATTCAAGGCGAGACTGGTGCGACTGGTCCAATAGGCGACACTGGTGCAACAGGCCCAACAGGCGCGACAGGCGCAGCTTCAACAGTGCCTGGCCCAACAGGAGCGACTGGCCCTGCAGGTGCAACAGGTCCAACAGGCCCACAAGGTGAAGCCTCAACTGTACCTGGCCCAACTGGAGCCACAGGCCCAGCGGGTGCGACAGGTCCAACTGGCGCAACAGGACCTCAAGGAATCGAAGGCCCAACGGGTGCAACTGGTCCGCAGGGTGCGGCTGGTGCGAATGGCGGCTCTACTAGCTTATTCGACTACAACGCAGACACTTCGGCCACATCGGGCGACCCTGGCGCGGGCGACATACGCTGGAACAATGCTACGCAGATCAATGCCACAACGTTGTTTATTGACCATTTAGATATAAATAGCAACGACGTTGACGTTTTTATTGCCCTGCTTAAAGCAGACGATTTTATCATCGTTCAAGATCGGAATGTTCACACCAACTTTCAGAAGTTTAAAGTCACAGCGGCAGCGACCATTCTTGGTGGCTACAGCAGCGTCCCAGTGGTTCTAGACTCCTCAGGCGGCACTGGCACGACCAACTTCAGCAATTTCGAAGCTCTTGCTTTGTTGCTCATCAATGTCGGTCTTACAGGTGCGACTGGTCCAATCGGTCCGACAGGCCCACAAGGTGCAACTGGAGCAACTGGTCCAGCAGGTGCAACTGGAGCAACAGGTCCACAAGGCGAAATCGGACCAACTGGAGCAACGGGTCCAGCAGGTGCGAATGGAGCAACAGGCGCAACTGGCTCACAAGGCGAAACTGGCGCGACAGGCCCAACAGGCCCAGTCGGTGCAACAGGCCCAGTCGGCGCAACAGGCGCTACAGGTCCACAAGGTATTCAAGGAATCCAAGGCGTCCAAGGCATTCAGGGCGAAGTCGGTCCAACAGGCCCAACAGGCCCAGTCGGTGCAACAGGTCCAGCAGGAGCCACAGGCCCTGAAGGTGCCACGGGTGCAACTGGTCCACAAGGAATCCAAGGCGATGTCGGTGCTACGGGTCCTACAGGCCCAGCTGGTGCCACGGGTCCTGCGGGTGCGACAGGAGCAACTGGTCCCCAAGGAATCCAAGGTGACACAGGGGCTACAGGCCCGATCGGTGCAACTGGCCCGCAGGGAGAAACTGGTTTAACTGGCGCGACAGGCCCAACAGGCCCAATAGGAGCAACTGGTCCTACTGGAGCAACTGGTTCCTCAGGTCTCGATGGTGCAACAGGCGCGACAGGCCCTACAGGTATAACTGGAGATACTGGTCCAACTGGTCCAACTGGTCCGAGCGGTCCAACAGGAAATAGCGGACCAACTGGTGCAACAGGACCAACTGGTGCTGCAGGTTCCGCTGCCGCAATAACTTATTACTACTTAGCAACTGCTAATCAAACGACATTTAGTGGTACAGATGCTAACGGCTTAACTCTTGCCTATACAGTAGGAGCTGAACAAGTTTATCTGAATGGTGTTTTGCTTGTTCGTACAACAGACTACTTAGCTACGAACGGCACAAGCGTTGTTTTGGCAATAGGAGCAACAGTAAGCGATGTCGTAAACGTGATTGCGTATGGCGCATTTAATGTGGCAAACACTTACACAATCGCGCAAACAGACGCACTTATCCAAAGTTTAACAATTGCCGATATAATGGAAATCTACTAGAAAAGGTTGTAACTAATGGCAACTACTTCAAAAACGCTCTTTAGAGGAGCCGCAACAACAACAGTTGGCACAACGCTGTACACGGTGCCAAGCTCAACTACAACGATCGTAACATCAATTGTTGTAACTAATACTGCAGCTTCAGCTGGTACTTATACTTTAGCTTTAGGTGGCACTAACTTAGCAACTACAGTTACAGTTGGAGCAAGCGATTCTACAGTCATAGACTTAAAGCAAGTGCTTACCGCAACACAAACGATTACTGGTGGCGCAAGTGCGACCACTATCAATTTCCACATTGGTGGAGTTGAGATCAGCTAATGTCACCAATTTATAAGTTAAGCAACGCTGGTGGCTTTACAAGCAAACA